CTATTTTCTTTTCTGAGCGATGACGTTCCTTGGCGGCGGCCGGGTAAGTTTCCTTCCATTTATGCGGTAGTCCACTACCGTGACGAAGCTAACAGCTGGCAATTTCTCTGGCAGCTTCGGCCTCAGATGGGCGCTGGTTACGAACATCGCGCCATCAAACCCGTCCGATTTCTTGGCCTTCTCGACGTCGAAAAATGCAACATATGGCGCATTTCCCTCGCCAGGCATTTCGACGATCAGGAAATTCCCCTTATCACCAAAATAAGCCCTTCCAGCAGCAGCGTAGCGGATCATGTCCACCAGCTCCTTTGAAAGCTTATAGCGTTCATGGCAGAAGCATCGCTTCTCCCTACCATCAACCATGTGAAGGTCAGGGCTATCCTCTGGGGTAATTTCTCGGGTGAAGCAATGAAAGCCAAAGCTGACACGAACAGTATATGGCGGCGCGCCATCCTCCTTGGCCTTCACTTCCATCGTGAACGGGTCCAAGTGGTCTAGATCGTAATCGACCCCCGCAATTCTCTTCTTCCCAAAACCCGACAAGAAAACACCCCTGAAACTAGCAGGCCGCGCACATCACTACCTTTAGGAAAGAATGAAGCGAGTCTATTAACTGTTCGTTAGAACTTGAGGCCGCCTCAGTTGGGCGGCCTATTTCATTATGGTTTGGATTCCGGCTCCTCCGGAGTCGGCTCAGCAAGTGCCACCATAAGCTCAAGCCAAGACTTTAAGGCTGCGTGGCTTTTGCCAGAAATCCCCCTTGGAATCTCCAGTGCTACCGTTCCCTCAGGGAGGGGGAGTGTCGCGCGAGGAACCAGTGGCTCCACGGGCAGCCCCCCTCCCGCGAACCTCTGTGGTCGCGAGGAGTATCGGCCCGCCCCCGTGGCCGAAAGCCCCGTCATTGGCGGCGAATCCCCTTCAGGATTTCCATGCGACACCATTTCGCCTTCTTCAAGACTAGAAGACAGACTGTCTTCATTTTTTAGATTAGCGAAGGTAACCGTTTCATCGAATCCACGCAAGAACATCTGGGCTGCCGCTTGCGTAAAGCCGCGATCCAAATGAAGCTCGCTAAGGCAATGATTGTCACTCGGCCGATTTGGAAGCCATTTTTCGGCATATTCTGCAAACAAACGAGGACGCAACGAAGCCTCCCGAATGGAGGATTCCTTCGCGCCGGGGCGAGTATCATGCAAGATACGGTGAGCAAGATCAGAAAGCTGAATTCTCCGATCTTGCCCCCTGCCAACGTCTTCGAGGAGCCCATAGGACTTAAGGGCCGCAACAGTCTGCTGAAGTCCGCTACTGGCAGGCGCATAGCCCCACGTTTCGGCTATCGTGGCAAGACGAGCCGAGTTCCGGCGATGGGCATCATAAAAGGTGCGAGCCCGGTCAACCGCCTTAGAAAGCGAAATAAAAGGGAATGAGGGGCTACGCTCCTTGCGCGAGCGCTCCGTGTCGTCGTCCAAATCGGTCATCCGGACCTCCTTAGTCTGGAGGCCTTATAGCAAGCCGCTCAGAGATCGACAAGACATCATGTCTGATGTCTGATAAAATTTTTTATGTCTGATTTTCTCTGATTGGACTTGAACCGGCCAGCGGGGCGTGTATTCTGCGGCAAATTCGCGGAGGCAAGTATGACAACATGGCCAGAGCTTCAGCGTAATCCCGACCGGCGTTGAGGCTGTGACACAATAGGAAAGGGCCGCTACCCGGCTCCCCGTGAAGGAAAGGTAGCGGCCCCTAATCGGCTCTAGAAGTTCAGGGATCGTCTAACGGTAGGACGCCCGCCCCTACAAGCTGGGAAACCACCGAATATGCGCACCCCGGGCCAGCGACCAAGCTAGAATATACGCTTTCCAGAGCGGCTTTTCTAGAGTCCTGGGGTCAATCCCACACTCCATGAACGTCCTCCCGAGCGAAACGAGTCGAAGTCATTGCGCCCTTTGCGAAGGCGTCGGCGTCCGCGCCGCTTGGCACGCCTGCTGCGGAGGGGCATGCTCACGCGTTGGAGGATCCAGCATGCCTGCCTACCTGGTTCGCATTACAGAAACCCGCGACCTAGTCGGGATATTCGTCGCCGACGACGAGGATGACCTCGAGTTCGTAGTGGACGAATGCACCGATGCGCCGGGATGCGAGTACGTCGAACTCCCCAACGGCGGCGTGATGTGGGAGAGCCCTTCAAAACCGGTGCCACTGGACGCTGGCGATCCCGAGGATGACGCATCGCCAGTCGAGGAGTTTCCATGGAATGGCGCCTCGCTCTCCGAGCGCTGGTGGTACATCACCTACGGGCTCGAGAAAGTCGAATGGACGCCGTTTGACGAGGACCCCCCAAGTCCGCCGCGGACGGAGCCGCGACCGCGCCCATTGGGTTCGGCGCGCGTGATCCAATTCCGGAAGCGCAGGGGCGACGAATAACTGGGGGAGATTACGCCGGTTATCCCCACAGCTCGGGATCACTTGCCAGTGATCTGCGCCAGCTTCTTTGGCATAGACGGGACTGGCAGCAGATCCGCGCGCCGGGCTTCCGCGCTCGCCTTGGTGTGCTTGTACCGGTCCGCCGAGTCCGGGTCCTTCCAGCGGCCGGTTCGCGTCAGGCCGTAGGTATCGAGCCCACCATAGCGGTGCATCCAGGTGCCGTAGGTGTGGCAGAAGATGTGGAAGCCGCGCATGCGCTTGGGCAGAACTACGCCGGCCCGGTCCAGCGCCAGGTAGAGCATCTTGTAGAGCCGGCCGCCCTTGCAGAAACGAAAGAGCTTCTCGTCTGGTTGACGCTCAAGGAAGGGCACGCCAGCGCCCGCTCTGTCGCGGCCGGCAGCACCATTCGCCAACACCACTCCCGAGGCCTTGCGCGGCCTCACAGGACGCGGGGGCTGTTTCCGGAAAGCTTCCACCACGATCGGCGGCAGATGCACCGGGCGGGGCTCGCTGTTCTTTGTGGCACCGAGATAGAGCAGCGCCTGGTCGAGCCGGACGCCGCGGAGCAGGGCTTCCTCGGTGGCATCACCTAGCCGCATGCCGGTGTAGAGCAGGGTCAGGCAGAACAGTCCAAACTCCGGCTCGATAATGTAGGCTTCGCGTATCACTGCAAACGCCTGATCCGGCTCGAGCCACTCGGTCGCTTTGCTTCCGCGCCAGCCTTTCGGCCGGCGGATCTTGCGCTCAATGCCGGCGTGCTTCAGTACGGCCGAAACGGGCGTGTGAAATTGCCGGTTGAGCGTGGTGGCCGGGGCGAGCGGATAGACACCGCGGGCTGCGTTGTCGATCGCGATCTGATCGATTTTGGCGAGTGGCATGTCCCGAAGTGCGTGCGGGCCGGTAGCCTCGATAATCTTGCTGAGAAACTTGGCCTCGCCGCCGGCCTTGAGGTACGCGAGCGCGGCATCCGCAAAGGTCGGGGGCCGCGGGGCCTCGACTACCTCCGGAGCGGGACGATAGTCCCCGCGCTCGATGGCGTCCTTGATGTCCTTGAGGATCCGCTTGGCGACCCGCAGTTCAGGAGTACCCGCAGTTCGTTCAACGTAGATTCCGAGGTAGGTGCCCCGGATCGTGTAGTTCGGGCTCTTGCCTTTGCGCGGCGGTCGGAGGCTGAGGGGCATGGTTTTGACAGCGCGTCCTTGAGGCGGGCCAGGTCCTCGGGGAAAAAAAGCTTCCGCCGGCCTATCGTCCGGTAAAATGGGTGCGTGTGCAAGAAGTCTTGGAAATAGCGGCGAGAGACCCGAAAATAGGCTGCCGCCTCGTTCAGGGTTTTCGGTGGATCGATCACGGTAGCTTCCATAGGACAACGACTACGGCGGTGACTAGGGCAGCCAGCACGCCGACCCCGCAGGTGATCCACTGTGCGCGCAAGATCGTCTTCCGAGCGCGAATTTGGTCGGCCCGACTCTCCATCATGGAATGGGTCAAGAGGTCGAGCTTGAGATGGACCGGATCCTGACTTGCTGGCGCGGCGGGCTCTTGGGTCATGCGCGAGATCCTGCGGCAAGTAATCGGTTAGCAGCCTCGTAAGATTCGGCAATCATCTTCCAACGATCCCGCTGCGCCGTAACTTGGTGCTGAGCGCGCTCAGAGAGGTCTGCCTGAGCGGCCGATCGAGCGGCATTCGTTAGAGCCGCGTCGCGTGTCTTCTCCGCTGCAGCCAGGCTGAGTGTGAGAAGAGCGATCGTGTCGCGAAGCTCTTGGAGCTCCTTAATGACGTCGCGGCGAATGATTGGCGGACGCGACTGGCCCGGGGCCAGAGCCGGCGCGTCCGCCTGCGATCCGATGTCAACGGGGGGAGCTGACATCGGAATCCTATCGGCCTTTCGCCAGACGTGCCGCGAGGCGTTTGCTGAGCGAAGACACCTGATATGGGTTCAGATCATATTGGTACTCAGGCTTTGCTCGATCGAGGCGCGTGAGAAGCCGAATAAAATCCGCGGCCAGTTTGCAGTCTTGGAGCGATGCAAGTCTGACTGAACAAGCCTCAAAGAGAAGCGATGAGAGCAAGAAGCGGCGTGCGCCGGCATCAACACGAAGGGCCCACAAGCCAGACGTGCGCTGATCCTCGAGAATGGCTTTCGTCTCCTGATGAAGCCGTTCCAACTTGAAGAGCTTTTGGCTCTTCAGATAGAGGATGTTGGCATGTCCCTGACCGCTGGCCTGGGCATCCTTGATCCAGTCGTCATAGAAGCGAATGATTTCGCGTGGAAAACTGGTTTCCCGACCGGACTGGTTCAATTGAATGCTTGGATAAGGAAGCTTTTGATTGACAGGCAACAAGGCTTCTTTTTGCTTGAGGCGTTGCTGGGCCTTTACGAAATCTCGATATGCTTTCTGCGCATCAGCGAACACGACGGCTGCTGATGTGCTCGCACGCGCCTTGCGCACGGAGCGCAGAAGCGCAGTGCTGCGCGCCATCTTTTCCTTGTAGAAGAGATCATGAAAAACGACCTGCTTCTTCAGCGCCGTGCTCGGCTCGGGATATTTGATCGGCGGTGCAGCGATGACCGGCGGCACGCTCGAAATGGGGCGCGCTGCGAAGTCAGTTTTGGAAGATCTAGGCCGGAAAAAGACAGGCGGCGTTGCTGAAGTTTGAATCGCAGTCATTGCTCGTACTCCTATCTGGCCTGAGCATGAAACTTGGCGATCGCGTCCCCAATGTTTCGCATCATGAATTTCAACTGGCCTTCGCCGGGCGCGAAAAATACGCTGCGCATTTCATCTCGTCCGGCGTAGGCCATGAGTTCGACGGCCTCGGTCAGGCTGGTGGGTTGATAGTTCACGATTGCGTCTTCGGCCGCCGTCCAGGCGCGGTGCGCCTTGTTCAGCATCCGCTTGGCGTGAGCGAGGCCGGGAGGCTTGGCCCGGTCGCGGGCGGCCTCCTGAGCGTCCCAGTCCGCCAGCAGAGAGGCGGATCGAGCTTCGACCTCTGCGCGGTCCTCGGCTCGATCAGCGCCCGCGAGAGCGGCGGCCTGGTTCTTCTCGATACTTTCGCGCGAATGGTAGAACCAGTCTGACGCCGGCATATCCAAGTCCGGCTCGCCGTCGCGGATGAGTTTGGAGGCGCGCGTGACGCCGCCCTTTACCTTCGGCCCAGCGCCAGCGGTCCGCCGAAATTGATCGCTCAGCCGGTCCTCAAGGGTCGACCACCTCTCGACTTGGGCGACAGCCGCGTTGAGCTTGTCGATGAGGGCCGCGAGATGATTGCTCTTCGGCTTGAGACCCCGCACGGCGGGGCTGCTAGTGGGGAGAACGAGGTTCGGATGACGATCGTCTGGTGAAGCAATCATTGCGGTTGGCCCCGTCGTGGTGAGTGACGAAACCATCGTGCATTAATTCATCGTTCGCGTAAAGTCATTTCGTGAATTAATTCACTATTTGTGATCGAATAGGAGCCAGTTCAGGACGTCTGTGGTGTCGCCTCGGATGACATTCTGGACTACGCCAACCACTCTAAACTCGTCATTGCCGCCATATTTATCGATAAAAACGCGTTCAATCAAAGGCCTACCGGCGCCGCGCTCTTTTTTGCCGGCGAAATGATCTTCGTAATGAGCGCTGACCAGCTCCCAGCCGGGGACGCCATCGCGCCGTCGGCGGATCAACCTTGCCGTATGCTCTACCTTAAAAGCGTCCTTTGATCGGCGCTCGACTATCACGGGGCCGGCGCCGTAGTCCGCCTCGGGGCGTACTTCGATGTATCGCTCGACATCAGCCTCGTCGGTCTTCAAACAAAACAAGATATCGCCGTTCTCCGCGATCATGTTGGCGCTTGCGTCCCTCACGACATACGCGAAGCATTCCTTGGATGATTTGATGGTGTGTGTAAGGTGAAGCGGGCCATATTCCATGTAGTTGAATGGCGCCGGGTCGATCCATACCCCTGCCGCTACATCCCCTATGACGAACGTAAAATTGTATCCGGCTTCGTGAAGGCCCATAGGGGCGGGCCTTTCCCCTGGCTTGTAAATTGCAGGCTGGTGGGCCTCGGTCAGTGTCAGGTCGACAGTGCTCTTCGAATCAAGAAAAGGCGCGGGGCTTATGCCCGTAAAGTCAGCAATCTTCTGAAGCGTTGACATCGAGAGCTTAAACTTATGCTCTGGATCGTTCAGCGCTCGAGTCAAAGTGGAAGCGGAGATGCCGGCCTTTCGAGCCAGGGCACCGGGTTTGAGGTTATTTTCCTCGAGGACGTACCGGACGTAGGCGAGGGCAGCAGCATCAAAATTCATTGCCGCACCATATACCGAGAATTTATGCACTATATGATGCATTAATTCACTTTTATGAGTTGCATTGCATCGATGTTTCGTGATTAAATGCACGTCTCATGTTGATCCCCGAGCAACTCTTCGCAATTGAAGGCCGTCTGAGGGCGGCCAAAGTTCCATTGGTGCGCGTGTTCGCGTCGGCCGGCATTGATCGGTCGACTTGGAGCCGATGGCGCTCGGGCACAGTCAGCCCAACTCTAAGAAAATGGGCTGCGGTCAAGGATGCGGCAAACGCTCTTGCCCCTAATGCACCGAGTACCGCATCGCTCGATAGTACAGCGGACCATGACGCTGGATCATCTCAGCGTCCCACGCTCGAAACCGAACAATCGCCGCCAACTGATCAAGATCCCGAGGCCGATGCTCCGGGAGTTTCGCGCGGTGTCTCGTCTTCATCCGAACAATCCTCGATCGCGACGGAGAAATCCGGCGCCGAATAAACGTTCGCGGACCCGACGTCGGCAAAACTGAACGGTCCGCGATCAGAGTGTCCGTAGCGTAAGCGTAACGATCGCCCCGTGCTCTCCTGGAAACAGGAGTGGCACGGATGCGATCGGAAAAATCCGACAAGGCGTCGGAGGTCAGACAAATGGGGCGTCAGACGACTGTGAGTGAGGCGTCGCTGCTACTGCGAGAGATCGCAGGTACTCGCGGCGCCGGCGAATCGATCAAGGGCGTCCTGAACCGGCTTCATAGGAAGCTGGTCCAGTGGTCGCCAGGTCGCGTTCGAGACGTTTGGTACGCGGATGCGCGCGTGCGCCTTCGCGCCGAAGAAGTGGAACAACTCCGCGCGCTTGCTAAGCCGTCGAGACCTGGGCGAACGTTTCGCTGCGTCGGCCTGCCTCCATGTGGCCGCTCAAGGGTGATGATGAGACTTTCCGGACGCCTGAGAAGGTTTCCTATGAGCGCATCGAGTTTCGCGTTCGCTATTCCGACGATGTCGCTGACCTGTCGCCGCTGGACCGCGTCATTCATCCGGCATTGACGGCTGAGCAGGCCGTCGACCCGAGCTACGTCATCCCGACACGATCAATTTTTGACGTGCTGGGCACCCTAGAAATCGACCGCCGCAGGGGCATCAGAATCATCACCCAGCGACGCGCGGACGTGACCTCGTAAATTCACCCCGAAAGGAACGACAATGGCCGATCTTTCCATCACTGCCGCAAACGTGCTTCCCGGCGCCGGTGCCGTCACCGAGGACGGCCTCGCCGGCGCCACCATCACCGCCGGCCAGGCCGTCTACCGCGATACGGACAACAGCTACAAACTGGCGGACGCAGACGCCGCATCGGCGCTGATCCGCACTGCGCGCGGTATCGCGCTCAATGGCGCGGCTGCCGGCCAGCCGTTGAAGATCCAGAAGTCGGGCGAGATCACGATCGGCGCCACGTTGACCGGCGGCACGACCTATTATCTGTCGGGCGCCGCCGGCGGCATCTGTCCGCTCGCTGACGTCGGCACCGGTGAATATTTCCACATCGTCGGCATCGCCAAGTCGACGACCGTCATGCTCCTGGCTCTCGCCTATTCGGGCGTGTCGGGCTGATGAAGGACATCCGCCCAGCGCTGCGTTCTCTCTTGCTGGGCGATGCCGGTGTCGCAGCACTGGTCGGGACGAACGTTTACCCGATCCGGCTGCCGCAGGGCGTGAAGGTCGCGAGCGTGGTCTACACCCGCGTTTCCGGCGACACCGACTACAAGATGGAAGGCGCCTCCGGGTACGCGCGCTCGCGCATGCAGATCGACGCCTGGGCACCGACGGCGGACGCCGCCACGGCGCTCGCGAACAAGGTCAAGGACTGCCTGAGCGGCTTCAGCGGCGCGGTGGGCAATCCTTCGGTCTTCATCCAGGGGGCGTTCTGCGCCGATGAGCGCGAGCAGTACGATGATATCGTGCAGCTTTATGGCGTGAGCCGGGACTATTTCATCCATCATGAGGAACTTTGATGGCCGCTTCAGTCGTCACCATCACGCTTTCCGTCAGGCTGCCGTTCTGGTGGCGCGCATACGTCGGCGCGCTGAAGTTCTTCAATGACGTCGGCGCGCTCAATGTTAATCCTGAGGTCGCCGCAGCCTTCATCTGCCGTCACACCACCGTGCGGTGCGGAAAATGGCGCGGCAAACTTTCAAAATAGAAGGCCTCGCCGAACTCGACGAGGCGCTCACCGAGCTGCCAAAGGCGACGGCCCGCAATGTGATGGCGCGAGTTCTGAAAGAGCAGGGCCAGCCGATCAGGGATACGGGCGAGCGTCTGGCTCCTCGACGCAAGGGCGGTCTGAAGGCTTCCTACACGATCGGCACGAAGCTTTCCCGTAGGCAGAAGAGCCTGAACCGGAAAGAGAGCGACGTCGAGGTCTACATCGGGCCGGGCCCGGCCGCGAAGTCGGTCCAAACGGAATTCGGCAACGCGCACCAGGCGGCGCACCCGCACCTCAGGCCGGCGTTCGACGGCAACGTTATGAAGGTGCTCAACGGCATCAAGGACAGTCTGGCGGTCGAGATCGAAAAGGCGCGCGCGAGGCTGGCCAAGAAGGCCGCGAAACTCGCCGCAAAGATCGCGGCCGGACTGTAATTCGTTTCCCCAATCCCGCCGGGGCGTGTCGCGGGGGCCAACAATCTGACATGGAGATATCGCGATGACCACGCAGGCGCGCATTGGTTACGGCACGCTGTTCAAAACCGGCAACGGCGCAGTCCCGGAAGTCTTCACCACGCTGGCCGAGGTGACCGCCATCACGCCGCCGGCGATCGCGCGTGATACGGTTGACGCCACGCACGAGGAAAGTCCCGGCGCGTGGCGCGAGTTCATCGCGGGCCTGAAGGACGGCGGCGAGGTCTCGCTCGAGCTGAACTTCCTTCCCGGCGGCACGGCCGCGGCGGCGATGATGGCCGAGCTCGACCTTGACGGCCCGCTCGCCAGCAAGAACCGCCAGATCTTGTTCCCGGACGGCTCCTATTTCTCGTTCGCCGGCATTCTGACGGCCTTCGAGCCCGACGCGCCGATCGATGACAAGATGTCCGCCTCGGTGACGTTCAAGGTCAGCGGCAAGCCCTCGCTGGTGCAGGCGTAACGCATGGCAAATCCGTCTCGAGCTGAAACCTGCATCGCCTCTCAGTACGGCGTCGGGGATGGCTATCACGGAAAGCGCGCCGCGAACGGCTCGATCTTCAACACCTACGCGACCAGCCCTTACACGGTGGCGCACAAGACGCACCGGTTCGGAACGGTGCTCAGGATTACGAATCTGGCCAACGGGCGCTCCATCTCGGCCGTGGTGACCGATAGGGGCCCGTTCGTCAAAGGCCGCTGTGTGGACCTCGGACGGGCGGGGGCGAGCGCGATCGGCATGAGCGGCACTGCGTGGGTTTCGGTCGAATGAACCACGCCACCGGCCGCAAAATGGTGTGGCCAATCTACTTGAACGGCCACCCGGTCGTTCGTTGCTTCCTACCTGGCAGCATGACCTGAAGGAGAACTGACAATGGCTGATCGCTTCGCTGGATACGGCAATGGCTTGGATTCGCCGGCGGTAAAAATCGCTCAGGTATCGAGCGGTGTCGACCTTCCGGCCGGACCGTGCCGCTGTCTCCTGGTCGGCACCGCAGGCACGGCTACCGTGATCGATTCCGAGGGGAATACGGCCACTAATATCCCGTTGCAGGCCGGCTACAACCCGTTGCGCGTCACCAAGGTCACGTTCGGCTCCACTGCCGACGTCTGGGCTCTGTACTGAGATGTTGGGCCTCGGTCTTTCGCTGACCGGTCGGGCGGCCCTTGGGCGGGCGAGCAGGCCCGCAATCTCAGTCCCGGCTACCAATCTGAAGGCGGTTTACTCCGTCATGAGGGTGGCGGGCTGGACGGGAAGCTGCATCAGGGTGCAGCGCGCGTCCGACAGCACTCAGATGGATATCGGCTTCGCCGGGAATGTCGTTGACAAGGCGGCGGCGGATACCTTCGCGTCCGGCTCTGCTCTGACCATCGCCAAGGTCTATGACCAATCCGGCAACGGTCTCGATCTTGTCCAAGCGACTGACGCCAACCGGCCGATCTTCTCCTCGCTGAACGAGTGGGCGGGTATCCGGCCGATCACCTTCGACACGTGGCCGCAGAGTGCGGTCGCGAAGTGGCTAGATACGCCCTTGTTGTCCGGCCTCAACCGCCAAGCCATCAGCGTCTACATGATGATGGTCGACCACTGCCCCAACCAGCAGAACCTTATCTGGGAGGGCTTTTCTGACACTGGTTTCGCCACCTCGAATTCATTCCTACTTGGCTCCGGCGGCGGTCTTGGTGTGAATTTCGGCAGCCTGATCTTCAATACGTTCTTCCCGCGCAGCCATTTGCAGACGATCACGACCGTATGCGGCGGCTCCAATGTTCGCGCGCGGTTGGATGGCGTCGAGCGCACCTTCGCGACTGGCGCGATCTCGTCGTCGGCAATCCAAGGCATGCGGTTCGGCAAGAGCTCGCTCAACAATCAGTACAATTCGCAGAACGATGTCTTCTGCATCGCGATCTATGCGCAGGCCGATGGTGCTGCGGCAAACCTGGTCGTCGAGAGCGCGCTCAATGCCTCGTTCAATCCCGATCGCGCGGGTACCATCAACTGGAACTACCGTCTCGTCGAGGACGGCAATTCGCTGATGAGCGGCGTCGGTGCGGCCTCGCTGCAAAGCGCGGGCTGGCAAGGCGGATTCGGCCGCGGGCCTCAGGGCGACGTCCGCACGTGGGAATATTACAACATGGGGCTGGCAGGTCAGACGCTTGCCACCGCCTACACCAACCGCGCGCGTGTGCTCGGCCTGTTTGATGCGACCAAGTCGAGGAACGTTCTCCACGTCATAGATCCGACCAACGATATCGGCGTCATCACCTATAGCAGCACGGCCGATGCCCAGACTGGCAACACGGTCTCTGCGCAGAACCTCTACAACAACTATTTCCTGCCGTATGTGGTGGCCGCGCAGGCGGCTGGGTTCACCAAGATCGTCACATCGACGATCCTCCCGTGCACTAACTTTAACGTCGGAGCGGGAAATTTCAGGGGCGATTGCCGCAACTACTATAATTCGCTGCTGACCGGCGGCGCCGGTGCGAACGGCTACGTGGTTGCCGATATCGGCTCCATCTCGCAGCTGCAGAACACGGCCGACCTGAGCTATTTCCTGCCTGACGGCATTCATCTGACGGCAGCGGGATACGCGCTGGTCGAGGCGGTCCGGAAACCGCTAGAAATTGCCTAGCTGGCGCCTCCCTCAGGTGCTTTCCGTATTAGGGCGTGCACTCATAAAGGAGCAGACGTCGGCTTTTGGGGTCTAAGTAGAAATTCTTTGCTCAATCAGAAATCGCCGCTTCTGACCCACAACGGACTTCCGGAACGACCATCGCACTACATTGAGTTGGGAGTTGTAACAACGAGCTGTGGTAGTCAAGCACTAGATAGATGTCGCGGTCGAGGCGGTCGTCCGGCACGATCGAGGGCGAGGAACGCATACGCTATTCCGATACGACAAGGGCGAGAGACGGCCCCGGCTCCAGGGGGGTCAAGGGGGTAAGCCGGGGGCCGCTCCGCCAGCTCTGGCAGCGAGCCAGCGACGACTCAAATATTCGCCCGCACTTTTGGTTCCTTTCCGAGCTGAAGGGGGCGCTGTCCGTATTTAACCCAGTGTCACCAGTGTCATAAGACTGATTTTAACGGGGGCTAACATGGTATAAGGCAAGCCAGCGGGGAGCGCTCCTATGACCCGCGCGGGCAACAAGAAGGTTGAGTCATTTGATCAACATTGCTGAGTGCCAAGAACATGCTGACCACTACAAGAGTCTTTCCGGCGCGATCGGTATTTCCAAGGATCGCGCCGCCGTCCTGAAAAACATTGCCCGAACTTATGTGGGTTTGGCCGGCCAACTGGATAGACTAGCTTCCCTCTCGAGGAACGAGCAGAGGTAGGTGCCGGCCTGCTTCCGGCCCCAGCCGCCTAGTTTCATTTGGGCGTGGCCTGTTTTACGAAAAGAACAATTTGAGGTCGGCGTCGTTCTGGTCTGATGAGACGGTACTATTTTGATCTCAGAGAGGGTGACGAGATTTTTCCGGATGAGGAAGGTCTGGAACTCTCGACCATAGAGAAGGTGCAAGAAGAGGCGGCTCGCTCAATGGCCGATATGGCTCGAGATGCCGTCCGCGCTGGGGGGCGGTAGCCGACAGCTGTCGATTGAAGTCCGGGATGACAGCGGTCCGGTGCTCCAGCTCAAATTCACATTCGAGGTCGAACGGCGCAGGCATTGAGGCCGCCGTAATGGGCGCCCTGTTCGAATTTCGCGGTGGCTTAAGTTCGTTCTAGTGTGGGAACTGTTCTTACCTTTCCTCGTTTTGGAGTCATCTTAACTGCTCAAGGAGCCGCGCCATGGGAGAGCGCCGCAGAGTGAAGCAAACCCGTTCCCTTGAAGAACGAATGGCCGAGCAGGCCGCCAAGCTCAAAACGATGGCCGATCGGTTGCCGGCTGGGGCCGAGCGCGAGGCGCTCCTAAAGCGAGTCAGAATCGCCGAGATCGGCGCCCATATAACTGACTGGCTGCGCTCGCCTGGCTTGCAGCCGCCCAAATAAGACTTCGAAACAAATGTTCACTTTGATACTTAGGAACATCGACACGCCACGAGGTGATTCGATGCTCCAAACGATTTTGATTATGGCAGGACTCGGTACCGCGCTGATCGGCATCATAGTCATCGTATTCGAGTGGCGCGCGTTGGGCGGGTATTGGAGCCTTAAGAGGCGGCCACCCGAAAATTTCACAACGGACGCGAAGTAGGCCTCCTCATTGGAGGCCGTATTTCTCGTCCTATTTGCGAGTGAGCAGATCTTCACCGGGCGGCATCAGCTTCACGTATGTGCCGCTTTCGTGCTTCGATAACCAGCCGCGATCGACGGCGTGTTTGAGCCCCGCGCCGAACTCGCTGCCGCTGCCCTTCAGGTTGAACATGAACGGCGCGTTGATCCGCTCGATGTAGATGCGGCCGTCCTGGACAGCTTCGACGCTCGCTGCGAGCTCAAGGAGCTTGCGCGCAGCCGCCTCCGGGTCCGCATAGGGTCTTTCTTCGGTGTGCTTCATCGGCGTGTCCCATTGGCCGCCTGCGCGGCATAGATGTGAGCGCGGTGCGGGTAGCTCTCGGCTGGTTTCCAGCTGTCGAATGTCGTCCCGCAGACGCAGCGCATAAGTGTGCTTCGGATTTCGCTGTCGAGCTTCTCGCCCCGCGCCCGCTTGGCCGCAACCTCGGCCCGCCAGTCGCGATCGTGGCGCCATTCGGCGAAGGCAGTGTCTGGGATGGTGGGCCGCAGATCGGACCACGCGGTCTCGAAAACCTCGCGCGCGGCTTCGAAGGTGGCGGCTATGCCACTTGGCCATGTGCCTGGCTCCATGCCGGGATAGAAGCCGATCGACCAACCCCACTGATCAGCGTGGACAGGCACGCCGGCGCGCGCGCAGATCGCGCCGATCCGAACATCGGTGAAGTAGATATGCCAAGTCTCCTCGTGCGGATTGTCACTGCGGCGGCGGGTAAGGGCGGCTTCGTTGCTCATGGCGAGAGGATAGGCGCTCGTCGGATGCCGAGCCAGCCGCTGCGCCTTGCGCACCGGCCTAGGTCAGCCCCCAGCGGTTGGTCAATAGGCGTGCGTAAGCGTGCTTAAATGGTAGCGCGTCTTAGCGCTCGTTCCTCATCTATGGACCCTAATAAACCTATTTATAACGCCTATTCAGGTCCCTTACAGGACGCTTGCTTGATCGCAACGTTCGTGGCTTCGCACTGGCCCTTTCGCGCGGCCTTCTCTGCCTCACACTGCGCTTTCTTGATCGTGTACAGCTGATTCTGCGCAGCCTTTGCCGCCTCGCAAGCAGGATCATTTCCGCGGACTTGGCACTTATTGAACACTGAGACCATGCACTTATTGCATTCGCGCTCGTCACGTAAAAGTTCGCAGCTTATACTTTGCGCCAACGCGTTACAGTCGACCGGTTGAATGGTGACACAAGTAGGCTGGTCTTGTGCAAGGGCAGCCGCAGCGACGAGCACAGATATGAAGAAGCCGAAGACAATTCTTAACATTGGAGCCTCTACTTTGCAGTTGCGCATTTAGCTGCCAGGCTTAGCTGCTCTGTAGATTTTCTCGTCTCTTCCTTTGCCGCCTTTTCGAGCTCCTTCACCTCATTCGATAATTTCGTTACAGCTGCTTGCGTACTTTGCGTCTGCTTTTGAAGTGCTGTCGATTGAATTTGCGACTGCCTTGCCTCGATCTGCGATCGGATGATTTCAGACTTCGAATCAAAGTTCGCCGCGTTCATCTGGTGGGTAAGGCGACATTCGAGCTCGGACACGGTAGCCTGCGTGGCAAAATATGAGATCACCCACGCCACACCTGAAAATATCGCACCCGCTACGGCAATGACGACACCAATAGCTTCCTTGTATTCTCCTATCCGACTGAGCACAGTTCGTTTCGGGGTGCGATCGCCCGGCTGCGGCGTCCCCTCTGGCTCGATGTCCTTGCTCAAAATGATCTCCTTAAACGGGATATCTTTCTCCCTGCATCCCAAAATTGCAACAGCAAATCTCGCTTAGCGCTGGTCACGATGTAATTCGCCTTTGGCCCCCCTTCGGGCTTCGTGCGCTTGGCGACAATGTAGGCGAATAGGCGGATACCGCGAGTACAAGCCCTAGATGCGGACGCTCCTCGACGCTCAGCGACGCTGTCGGAAATTTCCGAGCTCTAGAGGCTTGCGCCGATCACTATCCTGATAAACCATGTCGCCCTTTGCTCATACAGCTTGCACATGGCCTCATCCCTTCGATTTTACCTCTTTGCTGAAGACGGGCTTAAGCGCATTTCGCAGCGCGTGATGATGGCGCTGGTGCACGCCCAGGACGCGATGCCCCAATATGCCGGCACGAAGCAGAAGATCGCTAACGCAATTCTCGAGATGGACAACGGAAAACCCGTTCGCATTGAGCGCGTAGAGGGGAGTTTTCTGACGTTCGATGAGAACGGACAAGTTCACAAGGGCCTTGTCACCTCGGGCTTTGCGGCCATGGACACGGGTCTTGCACTGCAACAGGTTCTTCGAAAACCGGTAGGAAAGGTCGTCGACCTCGCTCCGAAGCTTAATCGCGAGAAGTGGGAACGCGAGAACCGGTGGACTCTCGCTAAGGAAGATCTGGACGCTATCGCGGACGATATCTGGCGCAAGCGTAATCGGGAGTCTCGCATCGAGCAGGCGAAAGGGGCTGCTCCCAAGCCCCCTAGGGTGACCTACGAAGCGAAGGAAGCGGTGCGTGAAATTCAGAGCCTCGTCACGAGCATTGACAACAAGCTGAGGTGGCTAAGCGAAATCGATCTTAAAGGCTTTGCTTTCGAAGCTGGCGAGGTTTCGAAGGGCGATACAAGCCGGCCAGTCTGGCTCGGCGTCGCTCAGCTCGCGGATCAGTACCGTGAGAGACTCGCCCGCCGCCGCACTGGTCGCGGGACGTGGTATGCGGTCCTGCACGTCATGCGCTGGGACACGATACGGCGTGCCGCGGAGACTACCGCGTCGTTCCACAAGCGGTGCGGCTCAAAGGCTGAGGCGGAAGAGGCAGCCAGGGCCCTGCTAGTCGAGCATGCCAAGGATTTCAGCGGGGAGATCTCAATCGAAGCTGAGGTTCTTTGCGATCTCGAATGGGATGAAGAAGAAGACGTAAGGCTGCTCTGA